GTGGTTAGGCGTATAGCCTCTGAAGAGATGGCACGGGAAAGAGGGATTGATCTATCACAGCTTGGTGCAAGCGATCTCGCTATGGGCAATCAGATTATCCTCTGTGGAACGGCCTTCTACGATTTTAACCATTTTGCCGACTATTGGAAAAAATATAAACAGATCATAAACTCTAAAGGAGACCCAAGAAGGGTCAGGGAGATTTTCCCAGAGGGCGTCCCAGATGGCTTCAATTGGAAAGACTATTCAGTAATTAGAATACCCTACGAGGTTCTCCCCAAGGGTTTTATGGACGAAGGAAACGTAGCCAGATCTAAAGCTTCGGTGCATAGTGGCATCTTCCAGATGGAGTGGTGCGGAATTTTTGTCACAGACAGTAATGGGTTCTTCAAGCGTAGCTTGATCGAATCCTGTGTTACTAACGAGCATAATGAGGTTAGTCTCCCATCTGGCCCTGTTGTATTTGATGCGATGCTGAAAGGATCTCCCTCTGGCAGATACATTATGGCGATCGACCCAGCTTCTGAAATTGACAATTTCTGTATTGTGATTCTCGAACTCCACAAAGATCATAGAAGAATTGTCCATTGCTGGACCACTACGCGGCAATCCCACTCGGAAAGAGTCAAGCTTGGCCTAACCACTGAGGATAACTTTTATAGTTACGCCGCTCGAAAGATCCGAGAGCTGATGCGTGCATTCCAAATAGAACGAATCATGATGGACTCTCAGGGCGGCGGGATAGCAGTAAACGAGGCACTCCATGAAACCTCCAATCTTCATCCGGGAGAACTTCCCTTTTGGCCTGTTATTGATGAGGATAAAGAGAAGCCCACAGATGATGAGGCTGGCTTGCACATTATTGAGCTAGTCAATTTCGCCAAGGCGGAATGGACCTCTGAGGCCAATCACGGCATGCGAAAAGACCTAGAGGATAAGATCCTCCTGTTTCCAAAGTTTGACCCAATTGTTCTGGGTCTAGCGGCAGAGCAGGACAAGGTCAATAATAAGCTTTATGACACACTGGAAGACTGCGTCATGGAGATTGAAGAAATGAAGAACGAATTAGTCTTAATTGAAATCACCAAAACCCCAAACGGTCGAGATCGCTGGGACACTCCCGACATTAAAGTTGGTGCCAACAAAAAGAAGAAGATGAGGAAGGACAGGTATTCTGCTTTACTGATGGCCAATATGGGAGCCCGTAACTTCTCTCTGAACGGCCCAGCGGCATATGAGAGCTATGGGGGATTCTCCAGTGGGGTGGTCGGTAAAAGGGCAAAGTTGGCCTACATAGCTCCACTATGGTTCAAAGGAGCAGAAGATGCATATGGCGGATATTGAGCCTGTCGGCTGGTATTGAGCGAATTAGATTGTAGAACGATCCAATTACAATCGGAACATACAAATGCCAGTAAAAAAGAAGCCTCCAGCAGAATCTCCCGCAGTGCAAGACTTGGCTCTTGCCTCATATACCGGACTGATGACTACTTCAGCCAGCAACCGTCGCTACCTGTCGATAGAGCCCAACATATCGGTTCGTGACGAGTATAGTCGGGAAGACTATTATGGGTTTCGCCCATCTGAGTCTCCCGAAGGTGACACCAAAGCTATCATGCGTAAGTGTGCCAAGGCTTATGACAATGTCGGTCTTATCAAGCAAGTGATTGACCTGATGGGCGATTTTGCTTCTCAGGGCATTCGGATCTCCCACACCAATAAGAGTATCGAGAGATTCTACCGCAGATGGTGGCAGAAAGTAAATGGGGCAGAAAGATCCGAGAGGTTTCTTAACTACCTATATCGGCTTGGGAATGTAATTGTTTATAGAGCAAATGGCAAGATATCCAAAAAAGACCAAAAGGATATGTCCAAGGCCGAGAGGAGGGTAATACCATTTAGGTATGACTTTCTTAATCCCTTGACTGTAGAGGTAGATGGGAATTATTCTGACATTTTTGGCGGAAATAAGACCTACAAGATCAGGATCTCCTCCAAAACCAAAAATGCGATTGCTGCAAAGAAGAACGACCCATCCTTTTTACAGGAACTATCCCCACCAGTAAGGAAAATGATCCTAGATGGGGCCGAGTTCTTCCCATTGGAGCCTGACAGACTCTCTGTGTATCATTACAAGAAGGATGATTGGTCAGTATGGGCCAACCCTATGATCCATGCCATCTTGGATGATATCACCATGATGGAGAAGATGAAGTTGGCCGATATGTCCGCTCTCGACGGAGCCATATCCAATATTCGTCTTTGGCGATTGGGTAGTCTTGAGCACAAAATTGCCCCCACCAGAGCAGCAGTAGACAAGCTCAGAGACGTACTCGCCAGCAATGTGGGCGGTGGCACCATGGACCTAGTTTGGGGTCCAGAGCTAGACTTTAAAGAGTCTACTAGCCAAATTTATCACTTCTTGGGCAATGAGAAGTACGGTCCTGTACTGAATGCGGTTTACGGTGGACTGGGAGTTCCCCAGACCATGACGGGGACTTCGTCTGGTGGCGGATTCACTAATAATTACTTGAGCCTCAAGACTCTTATCGAAAAGCTTGAGTATGGGCGGGGCTTGCTGGAGAACTTCTGGCGGCTTGAGTTCGAAGATCTGGCCGAGGCTATGGGGTTTCCATCTCCTGCCGAATTGCGATTCGACAATATGATTCTGTCCGACGAAGCGGCAGAAAAGAACCTCTGGATTCAATTGTCAGATCGCTACATCATCTCTGCCGAAACCCTTCGGGAGCGATTTGGCGAATCTCACGACATCGAAGAGTCCCGAATCGCCAAGGAAGAAAAAGACCGCAAAAAGCGTAAGCTGCCTCCCAAGTCCGACCCATTCCACAATGGTAACATCGAATCTGAGGTTGTCAAGCTGGCAATCCAGAAAGATACGCTCAGCGTCGAAGATGTGACGGATTACAAGGCCAGAAAGCCCCCGGTTCAGCCGGGAGGAGCCGCCCCACAGTCCAAGAAGCAGCCCGGCCAAAATGGTCGTCCCTTGTTCAAGGGGGATCAAGGTCCCAGAAAAACTCGCAGGGTTCTTCCCAAGAGCAAGGCAGATTTGGCAAGTACTATCCTTTGGACTACAGAAGCCCAGAAGAAAATTTCGGCAGTACTCAATCCTATTATGCTGATTCAGTACGAATGTAACTCACTTCGTGAATTGACAACCGCCCAGCAGGCCGAATTAGAGGAAATCAAGTTTATCACATTGTGTGGTCTTGAAGCCTTTTCTCCACTCGATCCAGAAAAAATAGCAGAGGCCATGGATAGGAAGAACAAGGTAGATACCCTTCCTTTTTACCGAAAATTCCTCAAGACCAATAGTCGTGAGCCCAGTGTGGATGAAGTCCGACAAATGAATTGCTTGGCATATGCTTGTCAAGAATTTTAAGAAAAAACAGAAAAACTTAAAATACTAGCGTATTTAAAAGTGAGGTAACTTATGCAAAAAATATATGAAGCAGAAAAACTAGACAATCTATCTGACGCACTTACATGCGTTAGTGTTGCCATGCTCTGCCCCATATCTATTGTAGAGTCTTTTGAGATCCCAGAGAGGGTGTTGGCTTCTGTCAGCAATAGACCTATTCAAAAGGATCTCTATTACCTCAATTCCATTCTTGTATCGGCGGGATGGAATAAGAACGACGATGTTTTCGACGTAGCAGACCTATGGGCGGCACGCGAAACACCTATTGATAAGCCGTTCAATTATATGCACGATGATTCAGATATCATCGGGCATATGATTTCTTCAGCCGCAATGGCTGAGGATGGCTCCATGGTAACAGATGTTCCTCTTCCCGAAAGGATGGACCTCGTTACTTCCGCCGTTATTTATAAGACTTGGTCTGACCCAGACCAGTCAAGTCGGGTCAATAGCCTGATTTCTAAAATTGATGAGGGTAATCTAGCTGTTTCTATGGAGTGCGTATTCAGTAATTTTGATTACGCAATCATCGAGCCTGATGGATCTCAAAAAGTAATAGCTAGAGACGAAAATTCTGCGTTCCTCACCAAGCACTTGCGGGCTTATGGTGGGACAGGCTCATATGAGGGATACAAAGTTGGTCGATTGCTGCGAGACCTATACTTTTCGGGTAAGGGTCTTGTGGATAAACCAGCTAATCCTCGAAGTATCATTCTCCCGAAGGAGGTTGATCCTTTCAAGCCCGCAAATACTTTTTCTACATTGGCTATGGAGGTAGTAATGCCTGAAGACAATTCAGTGCTATTGCTGGAAGTAGAGTCCCTAAAAGAGACTCTGACCGCCGAGAAGGCGACAGCAAGCACTCTAGCGACAGAAGTTAGCGGTCATAAGGCTACTATTTCTTCGCTTGAGTTGAAGATCACAGAACTCGAAACTTCTATTGCAAATATCTCTCAGGAGAAACTGACACTGAGTCAGGAAATCCAGAAGATGGTTGCAGAAGTGAAGACGACCGAACGAAAGAACGCACTAGTCAAGGCTGGAGCAACCGAAGACCGAGCAACTGAGCTGCTGTCTAAGTTTGCTGAAGCTACTGACGAAATGTTCGAAGTAGTTGTTGCATTGATCGTTAGAGAACCGGCCCCTGTTCTGGACACTGAGTCGGTTGAAGTCGAAGTTGAAGCAGAAACACTAGATGATGTTACTGAAGTGGAAGCTCCAGTAGTTATTGTTGAAGATTCTGTTTCTGACAAGATTAGCGTAGCTTCAGAATGGCTGCGTTCTAGTGTCCTTAAGTCTACAAAAAATTTGAAGTAAGGGGTAAATTATGTCACTTAAAGGTGATCGTAACGAGCTGGATACAGACATCTCATTCTTTATGAATGAAACTGCAACTCGTGGTCTTGTTGTATCCGTTAGCACAGCAGGCTCTGGAGCCGCTATGGATAACGGCGTAGCTTTGGCGACAGTAAAGGCGAATCCATCTGGAGCATATCCTTTGGGTATTTTGCTGAACGATATGGTCAACATTGACCTGACTCGTCAGCACCTTAACCAGCACAAGGATGAAGTCCAGAAGGGTGGCAAGATTACTATCCTGCGTAAGGGATTCGTCGTTACTGACGCTATCTCTGGTACACCTTCTGGTGGTCAAGATGCGTATCTTGCCGGGACTGGTCTTATCAGTGCTACTCAGGCTGCTGGAGCACTCAAGATTGGTCAGTTTCTCAGCTCTAAAGACGCTGATGGTTTCGCTAAAGTTGCAGTCAACCTATAAGGGGGTAATTTGATGTCGTCTAATAAGCCAAATCCAGAATTCATTGAGATGCTGAAGCAGTCAGGGAGCGTGGCTCCTTCTGATGCTCTTGCTGGTCAAGAGCAGGTCGCCAAGGCCCTTCAGACTCCATTGAGAGAAGCTATCCTTGTGGGAGACGTAGTTTCTCCTATCTTTGAAAAGCTTGTGCTTGATTCAGGCACCACAGCCGAGTATCCACTCGACTTGCTGAATCCCGGTGACGAAGTTGACTTCGTTGCTTATACAAATCCCGGCCATGGTAAGATTCCAGAACGATCAGTTGAAGGCGATTACATTCAGGTTCCGACCTATGGTATCGCTAACTCAATTGACTATCTGGCACGCTATGCCCGTGACGCCCGTTGGGACGTTGCTGCAAGAGC